TCATCATTGTAATAACATCATCAAGTTGACGTCATGAGGTATAATTAGTCTATGAGTAAAAGAGCAGACGGCAAGAATGGTTTTGCGATTGGCGTCGGTAAGCGTGCGAATGGCACTTGGAAGAAAGAGCGGACGCCACGTGGACGGCTAGAGATATTATTAAACGACGTTAGCTATGAACAGTTGAAAGACTTGTTTAGGCGGCTAGATAACGACGAGTTCGACGGCACTGCAAGAGTTGGCGATGTTTTAGATATTGCTGTTTTGAAAGAGATTTTTGTTAGAAATGCACCAGGCGAAAAGATAAAAGTCTCTAGCGACAGATTATTGAAACTTTACGATTTTATTTATGGCAAGAAGTCTGAGAACAGTTTGAATGGCAACCTTAACGTTGATATCGACGCCAAAATGACTAGCGTCAGGGGGTTTATACTGCCCGTATCTGGTCAAGATTTTATTGATGAAAAGGGGCGACAGATTGAGCAAGGTGACGTCAAGCCGTCTGAAGACGCTGGGAAACGACAAGGCTAACAAGTTGCGTTCATCTGGTTATTGGGTGCCGATGCCGGGACCCCAGACGCTAGCCTCAGCTGTAGCTAGTGATAGGCGTTTTCGTGAGATTCTATACGGCGGGGCTAGGGGTGGTGGCAAAACCGATCTGTCGATAGCCCTGCTTGGCGTTAGACTGGCTAACAAGAGAGCTAAACAATTGGTCATTAGGCGCAATGCTGACGATTTGACTGATTTTGAGTGGCGAGCTAAAGAGGCGTATCAATTCTTGGGGATTAAGACAACTCACAAGCCTCTGCTATTTACAGGTAACGGTAGAGGAAGATTGCTTGGCGGTCACCTGAACGACGAGGATAGCTATACGAAATATCAGGGACACGAGTATTGCCGCATCAACATCGAAGAGCTGACCCAGATACCTTATGAGGACATGTACCTCAGGCTTATCAGTTCAGCTAGAAGTAAATATCATGACCTGTATCCTCAGGTATTCAGCACTACTAACCCTGGTGGTGTTGGTATGGCATGGGTCAAAGAACGTTTTGTCACGCCCGATACTGACCTATGCGATGTAGTTCACAACACCTATAAGTGGTACGATTACGAAGGGAAAGAGCACGAAACCCACTGGCAGGTGGTTATTGACAAGCAGACTGGCTTGTGGCGAGCCTATATCCCAGCCACTATTGATAGCAATCCTATCCTGATGAAAGCTGACCCTGAATATGTTAGACAATTAGAGGGACTAAAGCAGACTAACCCTGAACTATACGAGGCTTGGCGCAATGGCTCATGGGATGTTCAGTTTGGTGCAGTTTTTGACGACTTTAGCACTGAAAGGCACGTATTTGATAAGTTTGCTGAGTTTGGCATAACTCAAAAACAATACAAGTCGTCGTGGAAGATATGCGGTATGGATTGGGGCTATAACGATGAATGTGTGTTGCTATGGGCGATGTTCGACAAAATAGGTGACGGCAAAGAGCGAGCGTTCATCTTTAGAGAAAAACACGGCAATCACCATGGCTCAGAGTGGTGGGCTAAAGAGTTTGCCCGTATCCAAGAGAAAGACCCAGTTGATGTCTTTGCCATGCCTCATGATGCCTATGCTCATTCTGGCGGGGCTGATAAGACTATTGCTGAAGCGTTCAAAGAGCAGACCGATTTATTACCGCCTGACATAAGACCTATCTATGTGCGAGCTGACAAGATGATGAGAGACAAGAAGATTAGTGCTATCGATACATTGCATAATATGTTTGCTAACGCCCTAGATAACGAGCCGTCATTGCTTTTTCACCGCACCTGTAACTATCTGATAAAAACGCTACCGACTATCGTTTACGCCAAAGAGACGGGCGGTGAGGAACTGGATAAAGACAACGTTGACCATGCCCTGGATGCCTTATTCTACACACTACTGACAGCTGACCGAGTGAGAGGCTCATTAGTCAATCGTAGTCAGATAATCAAGAAGGTGACGCCGTCGTTTGTGGCAGGATTACATAACGTGTACAAAGACGTGGGACTAGATATTGAACGCCTGGTCAAAGAGGCTAATCAGCCAAAACGTGACTGGCGCACTATTTAGACAGTGGTGGAATGGCTATAGCGTGCTATGATAGCCATAATATGAACGACAATCAGCAACCACTCTTTCATGACCCCTCAATAGACGTTATTACTGACCAGACAGACGTCGTAGATGAACAAGCTGTCTTAAAACTGGATATAGACGATAGACAACTCATCTCTAACTTTAGACGCTGGATTGATGACAGTAAAGATTACTGGAATAATACGGACGGCTACAACTTAGAGAACGTACGCAATCAGAACGAGCGATATTTTCTGGGCAAGCAGATAGACAAGACGTTGCTTTATCCTCACCAAGTGCCGTATCAGGAGAACGTTATCTTTACCGACGTACAGGCTATCATGGCTTACGTTACTGCCTCAGAGCCGTCATGTGAGGTAGTACCCGGTAATGACAAAACTCAGTCAATGGTCATGGCTGAAGACTTGGAGCGGGCAATCAATATTCACACTGAACGTCACAAGCTGGCGGAGAAGATAAAGTCTGCCGTTAAAAACATGTATCTCAAGCGGGTCGGCATTATTAAGTTGATGTGGGACGAAAAGTCGAATGATATCAAGCCTGTCGCTGTTGACCCTGCCAGAGTAATTTTGGATAAGAACTGTCTCTTAGGTGAAGAGCCACGGTTTATATGTGAGGTGTGTCTGAAGAGTGTGGGCGAGCTGGTGAAACAATTCCCCGATAAGAAAGATGCACTACTCAAAGCCTTAGGTAGAGAGCGATGGAGTCAAAAGCTATTTAACGAGATGATAGCTTATAACGAGATATGGTTTACTGACGATACGGCTGATTATGGCGAGCAGGAGTGTGTAGCCTGGTACTACAAGGACGTCGTCTTTGACAAAATGAAAAACCCGAATTATCTCTATGACGGCGAGGGCGTGGCTGTCAATAACTTCTTAGACAGACCGACCAAGCCGTATATCTTCTTTAACTATATCAACGACGGATCATCACTGATTGACCAGACCACCCCGCTTGAGCAGGTCATACCATTACAAGATGTTTTGAATAAGCGGGGGCGACAGATTGTTGAAAATGCTGATACAGCTAACTCTATCCTTGTATTTAAGGCTGGGGCAATCAAGCAAGAGACGGCGGAGAATATCACCCGTGACCCTAATCAGAAGATATTGCTGGAGACAGCACCTGAACAGCCTGTTAGCAGTGCTTTTGGTGAGATAGAGCCACACCTATTGCCTAATTATGTTATAAACGATAAACAGGATATTAAGAATGCTATCCATGATATTCTAGGTGCGCCAAGCCAATTTAGGGGCAGTAACGACAACGATAACGTCAACACTCTAGGTGAAGCTCAGATGATTAAGTCACAAGCTAGCGGTAGGCAGGACGAGATTGTACGTGCTATCGAGATGAGCCTGGACAGCTACTTTAAGTTGCTGGTTCAGATGATGAAAGTTTACTATGACGAGAAGCACCCCTTTGCCACTAGAGATACCGATGGCAAGTTTGTCTACACTGAACTATCCCGAGCTACTATGCCCGATATCGCCTCTATCTCTATCTCACATGGCTCATTGCTCAAGGTAGACCGTGAAAGACGAGAGAATGTAGCCATGGCGATGGCTAAGATGGGGCTGATTGACCCGTACAACTTGTTCAAAGACCTGTCGCTACATGACGCCGATAAACGTTATGAAGCTTTGGTCAAGTTTAAGGTAGACCCGACCAGCCTGGTTAGCGATGTCAAGACCGAGGTGGACAACCGTGAAGCTTATACCGACTTTGCCACTATCATGGGCGGTAATAATGCCGAGCCACGTCAAGATATTGAACCTGGCTATATCTTAGCTATGCGTAAGTTACTGATGACTGACCAATTCTTGTATGCCAAGCCTGACCGGCAGAAGAAGTTGTTGGACTACATCCAAGGTTGCGTGATTGATTTAGGTAACCGAGTGAGACTGGAGCAGGCTGACCAAGCTGGATTACTGGTAGACCCGAATATACCAATTACCCCTGAACCGCCTGAAGTGCCACCAGAGATGATGGCTCAACAACAACAGCAACCACCGATGCCACCAGACCAAGCCCAGCCCGAACAACCACCTGTTCAGGATATGCCCGCTGTGCCTAACCAGGAAGCCCCTGTGTCTATCCAGGACGCAGGTATACCTCAAGACGCCATTAGTACGCTAGGTGGATTGCTAGGAGGCTAGAGTGAGCGTCTTAAGCAGTTTATTTAAGAGAATACTCAAGGGTAGAGGCGATGATATCGCTGAAAAGGTAGCGCAGAATTACGGTGATGATGCTGTTAGGGTTGCTACTAACGGCATCAAGAACCATTTAGATGAGGGGCTTGACTCTGCCAGTAACCTGATAGCTACTCACCAGATATCGCCCGAAAAGTTAGCTCAGACAACCGAGATGGGTGGTTTTATGCACCCGTCTTTAGCTATCACTGCCCCAGGACGAGGCGGTGGCACATTAAACCCCAGTTATGGCGATATAGTCATGCTGGCTAACCGTGAGCAACTTATGCCTAAGGCGGGTAAGGCGGTTATTGCCGACCGAGACATTTGGTCGCCAACTGTGCCGGAGAGCCTGGCCGAGGTTGATAAGGAGGCGTTAGACAGAATACTTAAGGTGAACGGAGCAAAGGAGTCTGCCTCTGGCCTAATAAGGTCTGGCGGACTTGACCTAAATAATCCAGAGAGTGGGCTAGCTAATTTATATCGTATTCTTAGGGGCGAACCAGATGCTTGGCTGCCTGATGTTATTAGGTCTGATGACTACAAATCTTTTGCTAAAGACATTGCCGATAAAATTACTAAAAGACGTGTCTTTGACGTACAAGACGGTAAAGGCAACTGGGTAACTAAGTCGTACACGCCCGAAAATATCGACAAGTTTATGAGCCAGGGCTCAGTCGTCAATCGAGTGGGGTACAACGAACCATATAATGACATGGTTATTAACAGCAACCAACAGTTTAGGTCAACCACCCCTCTCTATAAACAAGCTAATCGGCTGATGAGTCATGAACTGTCCAATCCGTCTTATGACGCCATACGTGACGAGTTTGAACGCATAAGAGACATGCTTGGCAAAGGAGACATACCTAGCGATTATGCCCCAAGCTATGCTTTATCTGAAATGCTGGCGGGCAATCTACCTGTTGCTAAAAGCGTCAGACCGCAGGTTGATGATTTGCGCACCGCCCTAAAGAATATCCCTGTGCCATACTTTGAAGCTAAGCTCAGACGTATCGAGCCGGGCAGTAACTTCTATGGAGCTTTAGTGCCTGACGACGTCTCTGGCGAGGTTATGGATAATTTGGGCAAGCTGGGGGTCAAAAACATCCAGCCATACAACGTCGACGAGGGTATTCAATCCTATCTTGGCAACATGGCTAAAAGAGGGCGACGGCTTGTCAATCCATACGTACTTGGACTAGGCGGAGCAGGCGTCTTATCCAGTTTGTTCAGTGGTCAAAATGGCTCAGATAACGCATAGTGACATAAACAGCATTTTAAGATAGACTAAAATTGTAATAAGAAAGGAGATAGATGAGCGATATCGCCGATATCTTAGAGAGTGCTTTTGAGAGCGATGAGCAACCTGACCAGACTGACAATAGTCAAGATGACAATCAAGACAATCAGCCCGACCAGGAGACTCAAGACCAGCCTCAGGACGAAGCCCAGTCTGATACTAACCAGGAAGAGCCTCAGAACGACGAGGCTGACCAAGAGCAATCCGACCAAGAGCAAGAGGATGAGCAAGAGGGCGAAGGTAAGCAGGGTGATGAGCAATCCGAGCCTGAACAGCCCGAGAAAAAACAAGAACCCGAAGCTCAGAAAAAGCAGGAACAGCCTCAGTCAATCAGCGACGAGATGTTGCAAGCTGAACTTGAACGACGGGGTATGGTAGCCACTAAGAGGCAAGACCAGCCCCAACCTGAAGACCCACGTTTTAGCCAACCAAGAGAGCTACCTGACGCCGTGTGGTCAAAGATGACCGAAGAGGGCAAGTATATCTATAACCAGCTACCCTATCTGACCATTAGGGGTAAGGACGGTATTCTTAGGGTCAAGTCTGACGAGCAGATACCACCTGACTTTGAGTGGGCTGATGAGGCGGAAAAGACACAATTCTACTCTAAGGAGCTACCCGCTCAGGTTTACAGGGCGGAACAACTCAACGCTCAGGTGACTAAAGCGGTCGAGGACTATAATCGAGAGCTGGAGAGGCAACGTGAGGCTAAGACGATAGTACAGAGCGTCGAGAAGCTACAGGCTAGTGGTATTTTGCCTAAAATACCTGGTGAGCGTGGCAGTAAAGAATATGAGGGGTCGGCAGAGCTGGCTTACGTAAACGACGTGCTTGGTTTATGGGAACAGCATCATCGTCAAGGTGAGAACATCTCTATCGAGACCGCAGCCTATCTATACAAGGCTCAGCACCCCGATGCACTAAAGCCCAAACCCACTACCACCCCGACAGACAAGATGCGCAAGGCTAAGTCAACTAATATCAACGGTGGAGCAAAGGGTAAAGCTATGCCCGAACAGAGGCATACTTTTCCACCAGGGACAATGCCGAGCGACATAATAGATTATTATCTGGATGATTTTGAATAAAGGAGGGATATGGCAGAAAACACCAGTAATGCAGACCAGAGTGACAACTTAGAAGATACGCTGACTCAAGACCTTGACTCAAGCACGAGGGGGACTGAAGTAGTCTCGTCTCAATCAATGCGTGAGATTTTGCGAGGTATGTTTGAACCGAGCGATTATGTTAAGCTAACTAACCCGTTTGCCTATTCTATGGGGTGGGTATACGCTAATCCCGCTAAGCAACCTAAGTCGGAGCAGACCTCAAGTGCAGGCAAGCGTGTCTATCACGGCGTACAGGGCAAGAAGGTACTCAAGCCTGGCGAGAGTACCGCAGTGACGGGCGGAGAAGCTTATGTGGCTATCGAGCGAATGTACAAGCGTTATGTACAGATAGAGGGTGACGTGGTCATCATGTTCAACAACCCCGAGTTCATGCGTGAGTTCATTCCACGTGTTTATAAGGGCAAGGTCGACGTGGCAGAGCTAATCGATATGATAGACAACAAGCACCAACCAGCCCCCGTCGAGGTTAAAACTGAAGACTTAGCGCAGATGCGTGAGAATATCGCTGACGATATCGATAATCTAGGTTTTGCCGACGAGGACGAGCCCGAAGCACCTAAAGAGATAAAGTTCAAGAAGCCTGTCGGTAGACCGCCCAAAAATAGCAAGTAGTTGCTAAAATGAGGGTATGGATGAAGTTAGTCGGCAGATTGGAGAACTTAGAGGACGTCTAGACACCTTTGAGCGTGACCTGTCTAAAGAACTTGGGGAGCACGCTCAGAGCCTAGACCATATACAAGCCTCAGTCACTCAGATAGAGACCAGATTAGCCGTTAAAGATAACTCACTAATCGGTAAACTATCGCAAGTACTGGAAAACTCACTGATTAAGATTGTCGGGGCTGGCTTTGTGACAGTGATAATGATATCTATCACTAATCACTATCAAAGCCAGCTAGATGAGCTTAAGGCACAAGTAACTAAGACCATGACAGTGGTCAAGGAGAGGGAAATAAAATAATGGACATTAGACCTGGAGAATTAGAGGTGGCTATCCCCGTAGACCCCGAGGAATTAGAGGCTATGGGCAAGGGGGAGTAGATGGCATATTTTGAACAGAAGTGGCTATCACCCAACCACACTATTGGCAGGGATGGAGCTACCGTAGATAAGATTGTCTTGCATCACGCCGCTACAACCAGTTTTGCGGGCATTGGAGCTACTTTTCAGAATAGGAACATTGCTACCAGTGCTCACTATGGCGTATCACCTGGGCAAGTCTGTCAATACGTCGAGCCTCAGAACACGGCTTGGGCGGTAGGTAACTGGGAGCAAAACAAGCGTTCAATCAGTATCGAGTTTGTCAACTCTACTGGTGCACCGGGCTGGGACATTGCCCGAGAGACTTTAGACACCGGCGCAGAGCTAGTAGCTAATATCGCTAAATATCTAGGCTGGGGCGGACTTAAGATAGGTGAGAACGTTTTCTATCACAGTGACTTTTTCCCGACAGCTTGCCCCGGCGTGCTTAAGAGTACGCCAAAGGGGCAGTATGTGGTAGATAGAGCTAACGCCATTATTGGCGGTGGTGATTTTACCATACCGGAACAGTCAAAAGTGCCAGTACCAAGGCTGGCTAGCCAAGCCCTCAATCCGGGTATGTGGCTATATCATGACTATAATGGTAATTGGCGCAATAAGCCGTCTCTAACGGGCGAGATAATGGCTACCTACCCCGTCAACACCTGGGTCAAGATGAAGGGCTATGTACACGGTGAGACGGTCGATGGTGATGATAGATGGCTGGTATCGGACGTTCATGGCTGGTTTGCTCATGTCTCTATCTTTGGCGGGGTTTATCTACTGCCTGATTTAGGCAAGGTCAATCCGGATGAAGCTAAACCGTCAGGAGCTCATACATTAGTCGAGCAACACGCTACCTATAAAGCTACCGATACGATGAATATCCGTCGAGAGCCGTCTGTCGGGGCTGGTGCTGTCGTAGGCACGTTAGCACCAGGTGAGACGGTAAACTATGAAGGCTATATCGATATCAACGGCTATCGCTGGATTAGCTACAGAGGTAACTCAGGCATGAGGTGCTACATCGCCAGACGCAATCTATCGACTGGCGAGATTTATGGAGAATGTTATTAAAAGGAGGAACTATGAACAACTTAGAACTAAACAATAAGACTTATGACCGATTAAAGTTAGCTGTACAGGTGATTTTACCCGCCTTGCTAACCTGCTACACCACTATTGCTGTAGCGTTAGGGCTACCTGGTACTGAAGTAGTCACTATCATCGCAGGGGCGGTCATTACCTGCTTAGGTACAATTTTAGGTATCAGCTCAAAGAACTATGAAAAGAACAAGATGGACAATAACGCCTAAAGCCCCTTTTGTTTGGACTGCCCTGTTCAGAGATGGTCACGCCATTGAGCAGGGCGGTAACCATGAGGAGGCACTAAACCGATTAGTCTGGTATTTACATGGTGACCCTCACGAGTTCACCAGACGTTCACATTACCTTATCTGGTTCAAGCTGTACGACAAAGACAACACCGATATGCTCACCGTCAACTTTGACCCCGATGGAGATGCTTATATATCCCTCATCGGTGGTCATTTTATTATGACTGAACACAAGATGAGGTCGGCCGAGTTACTCTATCGAATTATGTACAATAAGTTATTCATCGGCTTTGGCGGGCTAAACAGTTTAGGCAAGCTGGACGCTAAGGTGGTAATCGTCAATCCTAACACCTCTATCAAGCAGGCACGCACGGCGACGGCATTATATGATAAGCTTAAGGTATGACAGCAATCGCACAATGGCAAGAAGACAACGGAACTGCCACGGGAAGCCCGGCTAAAGGTGCTACCCGCAATAACACTAATAACGTCAACTGGAAGTCGGTTGACGATACTACAACGTCACCCACTAACGCTACTATTCTGGCGGGGACTAACAGCTATCCAAAGTATACCTTTGTTAAGTTTACAGGTACTTTCAATCAGCTATCTATGGGCAGGTTTGCTCATGTAGGTGGCTCAGTCAGCCCTAACACTAAGTTGGTTGGGTTGGTCACCAGCACCTACACCACACCGACCAGAGGAGTTTTGGCGGGTGCTAAAGACCTAAGCAACCCCGTATCTCTAGATAATGGTGAGACCGTCAAGTTTGCACCGGCAGGACCGGAGGGTACGGCTGTAGGAGACAGACTAACAATGGTTGGCTACACCCAATACATGGTTACTCAATTGCAGACCACAGGCAGTGCTCAGCCCGGCGATACGCCTGAACTAATATTAGCCTTTAGGTGGAACGAGAACTAGTGATGACAGACGGACAACGATATAAATGGCAAGCTATCTTTGCGGACGGTGAACGGATAACTCAGCCGGACGACGACCGCTATTCTAAGCATGACCCGACTAAAGAACATAATCCGTCTGCCTTTAGAGACGTAGAAGACAAGCGTGAGAAGACACCTCTAGTAGCTTTTGTTTTAAGAGACATTACCGATGATAGCCAAGCCGTTTTGTTAGACCTAGAAGCCCGTATCTTTTACGTCAACAACATGCCCCTTAAATTAGCAGGTGATGAACAATTTATCTATGACATTAACTGTAAGCCCGCCGAGCTTATCTACTACCGCACTATGGAGCAGAAGATGAGCGATGGCTCAAGGCCAGTAGTCAAGAGCCACACAATCGGTTACAGATACAACGATGTGTCATATGTGATTGTCATACCTGATGCGCCATATCTAGAGATTATGAAGGGGTAGCAGAAAAATGAATAAATATCGAGCTACTACAACTAGCTACCTGGATGGTGTAATAATTACAAAATAGCTTGTAGTTAGATAGCTGTCTTGATACTATATTGGTGTAGCATATTAGGTTTTTGGTTGATTTTACTAGTATGCTTTGTACTTTCATCACACACAATCTTTCTCGTAAGCGGGTTTTCTCTTAATCTTTTCCCGCTTGCGGGTCATTACCTGTCGTGAGAGTGGTCTTTTTGGCTAGTTTATCCCACTCTTACGGTGCATATTGCGAAGATGCCTAGCTCACCCCAGGCGTCTTTTTTTGTTTACTGGTAAGATAGTAACAAGATGAATGAATATTTTACTGATTTTTCTAATGAGCCACCGGGCAATATCCCTAGAGATAACCCTAACTGGATAGTAGACCATGACCCGGGCAACTATATCGCTTTTACTCCCGACCAAGGGGGCTGTATCTGGATTAAGGCGGACAATAAGGGGCAAGTTTTTATCCGTTGTAGGCAATATGAGCCTGGCGCATCAGTTGTTGAGTCACTCACCCGTGTTATCGTCTGGACAAGCAATCAAAATGTAGGTAGTTACGGTATTTTAGGACACCGCTATTCAAGGTCAGCCGCACAAGGGCTAACCCTAGGCTATATCCCTAGCTACGGACGGTTGTCACTGTTTCTATATGACGATACCCGTAATGAGGGGATAGCTTATTACCACTACAATTGGACACTAAGCACACCTTATTGGGTGAGGTTTAGGTCAGATAATAACCGTCAGTACGCTAAGATATGGCGTGACGGTGAAGTTGAGCCGGCTAACTGGCAGATAGATGCTGTACGTAAGTTCGGCGATAATAGTGGTGAGATAGGCTTGGCCAATTACACCGGTAGACCTGGTGAAGTAGCTGTGACCTATACTCAGTACTCGTTCGCTACAGGCGGGTTTAGTGCGCCTAGGGCTCAAAACACTACTAGCATCAAGGGGTCAGCCAGGATAGAACGGCTCGATGCTGATGTAATCAGAGGCAAAGCCACCATAAATAAGAACATGTCTACTCAGCTATCCGGCAGGGCAGATATTCTTAAACCAGTCACCGCATCGATTGTCGGCAAGTCAAAGGTTGTTACAGGCGTAAACAAAGACGTCCAGCTCAAAGGTAAAGCTAGACTGAACAAGTATCAGACTAAGCAGATTAGCGGTAAGTCAGTTGTCAGCGTCTTTGTTAAGCAGGCATTCATCAAGGGCGGGGCTAGGATACATATCCAACCGTCCCTCATACTGCTTGGTAGTGCCGTCGTTGCTAATGAAGCGACTACTACGATAAAGGGTGCATCTCGGATATATGGCGTATTTACGGCGTCTCTGAAGGGCAAGTCTGTTTTAAGACGCCCACCACGACCAATGTCACCTCAGCACTGGCGCAACGCTGATACACACTCGCCCGCCAAGTGGCAAGAACAATAAAAAACCACCCCGTAAGAGGTGGCTTTTTAATTGTAGTCGGTCGCACTAGGCTATCGACTTGATACCCGTAATCACACTGTTGCGTCGTGGCTGTCGGTGGATTAGGTTACCAAGCATTACCAACCAACCAATCTTACCGTACTGGTTGATAGGCTGCATGAAGTCACGCATCTGCAAGAACGACGGCACTTGGTCTTTAATATCTGAATATGTACCCTCAGTCATGTTGTTCTTGTTGTTGTAGTTGTTCAGGTCTTGACCCTTTAGATTGCGGTACTCCAGGTAGTGTTCGTTAATCCAGTAGAACCGACCGTTCGGGCACTTGTCGTCAGCCACTACAGGCTTGCCACGGTAGCTGATAGCATCGACGCCCCAAGCACCTTTCAGAGACTGAGCAGGTACGCTAGTACCACGTGGGGTCTTGCCATTCACACGGTTGTAGCCGGTAATGGCTGTAGCATCATAGTGCGCCTGCAAGCTGTTGTTTTTGTGCAACAAGCTTTCAAACAGACTCCAAATCTGAGAGGTGGTGAAGGCAATATCAGGCGACTCTTGCGATGAGCCCGCCGCTGAAGCATCGTCAAACGCCTTAGAGACAAGGTCAAGAGTCATCTTGCCGGCAGCCGCTGCGGTGACGTGACCGTTAATGTTCGGCAGTTCAGCACGGCTTAAACCTGCATAAGAAGAGGTGGCAGTACCGTCATCGACGATAAGCCCCAATCCATCAAAGTCTTTGCCGTTGCCATAGCCATATAACAGGTTGCCGACACCATCAGCCAGAGAGTTCGCCGCCTCGTCCATCTTTGCACCGAGCAAGCGTACAGCACCCTTGTTAGAAGTCTCGTTGACAGACTGCTCGATACCAGGGATAACGATACTCTGCTCGTAACCCTTGACGTACCAAGTCATACTGCGCACGTTGTTAGTGGCTGAGGTGTCAAACTCATCCATACCGTCAAATGAGCCACCGGTTGTTGAGTTAGCAATCTGGATAGGCTGATTGACAGTAGTACCTCGCCACGGCTTAGGGTTAGATAACGCCCTGGCGGTAAAGATGTTGCTCTGATTGACTGTATCCACAATCGACGGCAATATCTCGTTGTAGGTAATTGTCTTAATTCGTTCAGAAAATACCATTTCTTCTCCTTACTTATCTTATAGGGTGAATATACCACAGATATCCGCCCAAACTGTGACCGTTTTTAGTTATTGCCCCAGCATGTTATAGATTGACTGTATCTTAAGTCTAGCTTTTGTCGGATTGTCGGCGATATCGGGCACCATTGACATGTATGACTTGATATCCATATCAGACAGCGTGCCGCTATCACCACTGGCTCTAGCTAAGGCTACGGCTAAAGCTTGACGCTGAGAATTGTAGGCTCCTGCCGCCGGGTTGACACTGTCAGCGGTAATAGCGTTGAGGGCATTAGTTAAGTGTCCACCTACACCATGACCGCCACCGGCTTGTCGGTACAGTTTCATCAAGCTGCTCACCTGAGTGCGGGTAGAGTTCTGTTTAGCCGCCGCTTTAGCATCAGCGGCACTACTTTTGGCGGTTGAGGCTTTAGTGGTGGCTTTAGTTCTGCTATCTAACAGGTCGATAATACTGGCTATTGACTTACCCGCCTTAGTGTTACCATCCATCAGTGCCTTGACGTAAGCATTCTCTAAATCCTCTCTGGTGTAGCCCGCTATAGTGTCATTGTTCGCTGAATTAGCAGCAGTAGTAGCTAACCCGTTGGATACATCTCTTGGGTTACCGGCAACACCACCTATAGCTGAGCCCATTCCGTCAGCCCCTGAGCCATCATCTGGCATACTAGCACCTCTAGCCTGTCTACCGCCCAACTGGTCACCTAGCATTGATAGTGCCCCAATACCGCCCGCTGCGGCTGCACCTCGCTTGATAGCCTTCTGTACGCCCTCATCTCTAAGCTTATCCGCAGCACCCACTAAAGTTGACCCGAGCTTGCCTGTCGCCGCTTGAGCCGGTGTACCGACCAATGTGTCCAGTAAATTAGTCAGTCCTTTAGGCATACCGCCCATACCACGGCCACCACCTGAGTTACCCAGTAAAGCACCACCGCCCTGAGCCTGGTCAGATAATCGCTCCAGCTTCTCACCGTTGACAAAGTCACGCTTAAATGAGCGTAAGTTAGCAATAGTCCTCTCTGCTGCCGGGGTGGCTTCCAGCTCCTGAGCCAGCTTATCGTAAGCTTTCATGAAAGGTGTATTATTTTGTAACCTAGCCTCACCGGCAAGCCTTTTAAGCTCATTGATAGAGTTCTCGTACAGTTCTTGAGTAGCACCCGGTCTAACCTGTTCTACGGCGTTATCAATACCTGTAGCAATCTTGTCGCCCATATCCATCATCAGTCCACCCAAGGTCTTATCACCAGCCTTGTTAGCTGTGTACATCAGCCTACTACCCTCGCTCTTGAGTAACTTCTCCATCTGTACAGGAGTGTAGTGGTCGATTAGCGGTCGTAAGTTAGACGGAAAGCTGTTCAATACCGCCTCGTATTCACGGGTGGGTAAGTCAAAATGAGTCATATCCAGTACATCAGTAGCCGACCTGGTGCTGTTGATTGCTTTATCCAAAATAGCGTCTTCTGTGCCCGTTAATGTCCGCCCCAACTCTGCCTGAGCTCCCGGGTCTGAGATGCCTGTCCGTCTGAATACTTCAGCAATGTTGTGCTTAGCATCCGGGGCGACTTTAGCCATACCGGCTCTAGTGACGCTTCTGCCCGTGTTCATTGCCGTCTCGCCGCTCTTCTCCAGCAGGTCAGCCACTGAGTTCAGAAAACCGCCTTTTTTGACCACGCTCTGAGCAGTGTCATCAGCTATTTCACGCCCCAGATTAGATAAGGCACTCTTGCCTAAGCCTCTAGAGGCACTGGCTACTGCGACATTAGCTAAATCGTCACCATAGTTTCTAGCTAGGCTACTTGCTAATCCCCTAGAGGCACTATTAGCAACTCCTCGGGCAATATCATCGCCTGAGCTTCTAAATAGCTTGCTTAAAATGTTACTAAACATTAGTAGTAGCCTCCTCCATATTCATCTTCATCATCTTGATACTGGTCTTGGTTCTGGTTTTGTCCACCGCCAAATAACGGCAATAGTTTACTGCCACCATATAAAGCACCGCCACCTAAGGCTACCTTACCCATAGTAGACCTGGGCAGATATTTACGCCAATCAGTGCCTGCCAGCTTATTCTTTAGGCTGCCAAACTTTTCAAATCCGATAGGCATAGCTGCGCCCATTGCTGCACCCATAGGTATGCGCCCTAAAGCATCGCTGAGCTTAGTGTTTTGACCACCTTCACGATAGGTACTAGCCACATCTCTCGCTGCACCTGCCAGGGCGTTTCTAACCAGTGTGCCTCTACTAATCTTGCCCGCCGAGGTTAAAGCTTTGACACCTGATGCTCCCGGGATAATGTTCATGAGGCTCTCGACACCAGCACCAATATCTGAGACGGGGTCACGATTGTTCTGCCTATACGTACCACCCATCAAATCGACCGCCGCCGTACCCGCCTGATACATCGGGTTAATCATACCGCCGATTATCCCGTTACCAAACGGCTTATATCGCCAGTTCTTCTCCTCTTGCTCATAAGCCTTACCCAGCGTATCCAATCCGCTCTTATTTTGACTTCGGGCAGTATTGTAAGAGTTCATGATTGCTGAACGTCTAGCCTGCTCCTCGGGGCTAAGGCTATTCCAATCGACACCCTCGATATTTTTGGCATAATAGTCATTAGCTTGCTGGTTCAAAGCGTTAGCTTGGTCTATCTGCTTATTGACCGTATCACGGTCGTATTGCCGACCTGTTCCAAACAGTATCTTACCTAAGTTGCCTAGAATATCCATGTTTACCAGCTCCCTCCGCCATTACCGCCAGATGCACCGCCCCAGCGGTCTTCTATACCCTTATTAGCCCACAGTGAACCACCGCCAAACAAAGCTAACGGTCCATACATCTTAATAGCGTCGCCAAAGTTGTTAGCTTTGGTGGCATAAATCGGCTGTTGACGCTTTCTTGGTGTGTAGGTGTTATTGTTGGTGGGCTTCTTATCGTTATTATTCGTGGCGGTGTATCTGGGTAGGTAGCTACCTATTCTGGCTGCTTCTATCTGGGCATCATGGGTTAACTTAGCGCGGTAGTTCTCCTGTTGCGCTTTCCACCTATCTAACGCCATCTGATCCTGTGCTAACTGCCACTTGTCTCTAGCACCATACTCATTAGCCAGCAAGCTTCTATCCTGCTGGTTCATCTGGTAGGCAGAGTTACGTTGACCAAGCAAGGTTGACCAGACGCTACGCAAGGCATCCAAGGTCTTCTCCTGGTCGCTCATCTGGTTGCCCGCTACATACTGTGTCTCCTGCATGCCACGGTTAGCTAAATCGGTGTAATCCTGCAAGGTATTGTTGTAGTTCTGACTGAGCATGTTCATGGTGTTGGCATTGTCACCTTGCCTTGACTGCATAACCCGTGATAGCTGAGCCTGGGTCAAGTTACCACCGTACTGCTGTCTGATAGTGTCGGGCATACGGTTGATAGTATCGTTAAGCTGGTCTACTGCGCCTCTGGCTTGCTGATAACTGGTTCTGGCTTTGTTTATCTCATCGGTGTTGAGATACCTATCTCTGGCTGCGTTATATATGCCACCAAAGCTCTGACGCTTATCAAAGGCGTTGTTGTACTTGCCATACGCCTCGTCTGCCTGCTGTTGGTAGGCGTTGTATTTCTGATAACTAGCGTCTGCGTTTCGGTTAGCTGATGCAATACGTCCACTAAAATCCATCTAAACTCCTATTCTTAGGATTATCGTAACACAGTAGCCTCGTTAATATGCCCCCGCATAAGCACCGCCCTCGTATCTTCTGAAGTATTCAGCTAGCGACAGTTCACCCGATTGAGTCTTAGCTATATCTGAACGCTTACGGGCGGTAGCTTCTTGAGCCCTGCGCTCACGTTCAATACCAGCCCTCTTAGCACCAAGCTCGGCATTGATTGAGGCTTGGTATCGTTTAGTCCTGTTAGCCTCTATCTCCCGCTCCTGAGCCATCCAGCGTTGCTTAATATTCCACCAGTCGTAAGCACTCTGAACCGATTGTTGCTGATATCTCGCTTGGGTAGCCATATCTGACCACTGCTCCTCGTTCTTGACCGCCGTATTCCAGTCATCAGCCCGCCTCTTTATCCCCGACCAGTAACTATCGCTCTGCTTGTTAGTTAGCCCTAACGCCTGATTGAAAGCTTTCTCGACCCTAGAGTGGTAATCGTTGAACTTGGTCTGGTAGCTAGCCTCGTATTGCTTAAATCGGCTGGTGAGGGCTTCTTCTTGTGGCTCTTTCACCCTCTCTAGCTCTTCTTCGGTTAGATTGCCACCAAAACGCTGAACAATAGTGGTGCTAAGCCTGTCTAGCTGGTCTTTAACTACCGCTAAAGCCTCCTTAGACTTATCTAGAGTAGTTTTAACGCCTGATACGTCTAAATCTTGCTCTGATTGACGCTTGTACTGGTCATATATCGTCTGGTAGTCGGGGCGTTGGTCAAAAGCAATATCATAGGCTTGTTTAGCCTGCTTGGTCTGCTCTTGCGCTGCGCCATATGCACCGTAAGTCTGGTCTACGTATTGTTGAGCTTCCTGTAGCCGTCTTTGCCAATCCATAGTCTTATTATAAATGGTAAGGGGTGATTAGCGTGGTGATATCAAAAGTAATCCCCGTTAGCCACCACCAGCTCCACCATTGAGAGGTAAACCAGAATTGACCACCAGCTGACCTGTTACCCCACGCCCAAGCCACAGTAGAGTAGATATCGATATCGCCATTATCTCTTGGCTCGATAGAAAAACCACAATGGATACTCGGGTCAGTCATCATCGGCATGGTTGGTTGTGAGCCGTTGATATAACCTCTGGCAGGGTAGACACCACTCGGTAAAAACGCCCAGGCAAATAATTCATTAGTTGCACCAGCAGACATCACGTTTTCTGTAATATTGAAGTTAGAGTAGGCAAAGATAGTGTCTGTGCTGTTAGCAGGAAAATAGACGTCAAAGTTGCCATCACCGTCATACTGCCACCAAGCCTCATGAATAATTGACTTAAGGTTATCTTTGCCAATCTGGCTATGAGCTAAGTTGATTATCCTAAGTTGCCCTTTAGGTATGCCTGTCCTAATAGTGTGGACGTGCTTTTTATGCATACCGACACCATTACGATAGGTGTTATCCCAAGTAAAAGGATTAGGTGTAACCGGTGGCTCTGGGGCGTCACCTAGTACAGTAAACTTATACGTTCTAATCTGAGGCGTTTTACGTGAAATATCCGTCCCAATCAGCTTGTAGGCACTATTCAGGTAGACGACGTTATCATCATAGGGTGATAGTACTTTTAGCCCATAATCTGACCTTGGTACAATGCCGCCATCTTTGGGCGGTAGTTCACTTGAGCCCTCGGCATCATCCTCGTAGTAAGGCATACCTTTGCCCTGATATTTCACCTTGTAAGTTTTACTCACTAAGTCAAAGAGACAATCACTCGGGGCGGGGGTGGTGCTATATTCGGTGCTACCTTGTTTAACAGGTACTGCATGTAGCCGTTCAGTGCCGGTCTCGTCTCGTAAGATAAGCTCACCCACATCCATTAGCGGGGCTCGCTTTTCAATCTCACCACCTGTATTGACTGAGCCAATAAAGACTGACCGACTAGGGTTGATAATCGTACTATTAAGTTCTACACGCCGTCCATTGATTGAGCCATAGCTAGGCTCGATATGCAAGCGATAAATCGGGCTACTATCATAAGGGATATCAAACATGTCGGGGTAATCTAGCATTACTCTCTTACTGCCGTAATACATATAAAACTTGTTGTTCATAATTTCACAGCCAAACTGGTCTGGTGTTGTATAAGTAGCTCTACTACCACACAGCCAGCCATCACCTGGATAACGGTTTTTGACCCTGAAAACACCATCAACAGTCCAGCCGTGCTGAACAATGACGTTACTGTCTATTGACTGGGTATCGCCGACACCACCCAATCTGAGCCATCTCATGGATTGACCACCAATCTGGTCACCTCACTAGCCACCATCGGCTGTCTGACCACCACCAGGCTACTCTTAGGGTAGACAAGATGACCATCGATATTGAAGCCTTTAACTCCATTTAAGGTGTAGGCTCGATAGCCACCAGCGTCTTGATAAGATACACCAGCATTATGCCACATCCCCTGACTGTCCTGGATGAAAGAGTAAGCTGATAGCTGGTTATAATCCATCCCGTCTGGCAATGGATAGAAGCTACTCTCTTTCTTGTCAAAAGTAGCTACCTTAACCGCTAGTACTAACTGGCTCTGCACCATAGCATTCAAGCCTAACTTATCCGGGTCTGTCTCTTTAGGGTTATCACTGAGGATATGTTTTAAGCCATAGTCATACGTCTCGCCCCAATCAGTGGTGTCGGGGGTATCAAAATAGTGATATTCAATGTCATGGCTGATATCTACTGCAATAAGCAAGGCTCTATCTTTGAGCGTCTCGGCTTTATGCTCGTTAAATATGTTTAAGTCGTAAGCGGTAATCTCTTGATATATCCAGCTCTCGTTCCACCAGAAGCCTCTGTACATCTCGGCAAATGAGGCAGGTCTATCGGTCATAATTATCATCGGCGGATAGCCTAGATTATGTAACAGCTTAGCCTTGTACTTGTAGACAGTTCTCATCTCACCGCTACGTATATCGTATTCAGTAGTAGCACCGTCTTGTAACACCTGCCAGGGGCTATCCTTATCGATAGTAGTTATCCATTGCAAACAAGGAAAAGATGAGCAATAGAGTAGGTTTACGTCTGAAGCTGTTCTAGCGTCATAGCCTTTTTTGGCTATTTTAATACCGTAATCTTGCCTTGGTCGCATCGTTGACGGCATCGGCTTTGGTTCAAGAATAGGCACTAGAAAGCTCCTGGTGAATAACCCATCAGCACCACCACCCTACCCTTGTTGTCCTTGACTTGATAGAGACCCTGCACTACCTGAGTGCCTCTAGTGACACCAGTTCTAGTCTGTCGTGGTGCTATCTGGGTCTGTTGAGCAATATCCAGTTCACTGACATTGCCAATCTCCTCAAAGGTAGCCTTAAGTTCGGTCGGCTTAGTCTGAGAATAACTAGTGACTAAATCGTTAGTATTCTGATTATATACAGGTTCTGCCATTATTTATGCATCTTGCCTTCCTCGGGCAAGCTCCTTATGTTAATACCGATTGAGGTTATTCTAGCGGGCTTGGTAGCACCGTCATTTATGCCCTCCAAGCCAAATTGTAGCACCTTAAATCGCTTGTTCACCTCAAAATACAGTTCTGTACTGCCCGCCTTAGCCTTGCCCTCACCGAATACCCAATTACCGCCGTTTATCTTGTATTTTAGTCTAATAGTACAGCCCTCTGGTAACGAGTCAAAAGTGGCCACCATCCTGAGTAGTTCTTTAGCTTTCCAGGGGTAACTACCGTCATACTCCAAACTCTCATACTTAAACTTCTTAGCGGGCTTTGATGAGTTATTGACTACAGTTATATAGCAGGTGTCAGAGTTATTGACGTTGTCGTGAACTCGATTAGAGATATAGAGGTTTTCGCCAAAGTTCCAAATACCACCGACCTCAAAACTATACTTGTCCGTATTACAGTTATCGGGTAATCCTGGCAAGGCGTATGAGTAGTAATAGCTGTTAGGATAGTTCTTGTCTAATGAGCCATAGCTATATATGCCAGCTCTGGTATTTAGCGTTGTTTTGCCTGGATAAACTAATAACAATATCCCTTTCCTCACGGTCATGGCGTGGTCATAGACGACCGTCTGATTATCTACGCCTGAAAACTCACCCAGGTCACTGGTGAGCGTTCTAATCTTAGCGATAGCCTTTGAACCAGTATAAGCATATAAACCGTTATCTATGACCATGTAGATAATGTTCTGATGGGAATACAAGCTTTGAGGTGTGCCCTCTTCTAAATCTACTCTAAAGTTGACGTTGTCAGCCACACAATCCCAGAAGCACAGGCTACCCTGCTGAAAGTCTCTCGACTGACCTTTGCCAACCCGTTCACAGCCCATCACGATATACTCATCTGAACTGGTCAAGCTGGTTATCTCCATGCCGTCAACGGCACTGACCCGATTAGATTGCATTACCTCGGGCGTCTCTGCCTCTGCCCCTGTCGGTAGCCATTGCATGAGATATCGACCGTTGCCGACTAGCAGAGTGCCATCCTTGTAAGCCATTATCGGATGATAGCCGGTACTAGTGATATTTAAGGCGTTGCCATAATATCTGAAGTGCAAGCCGTACATCTTACCGCTCTCATAACAATCGACCGTCCAGTCATTAGTGTCAGCTATCAGATGGATATGATATTCTGTTCCGCCTGTCTTGTAGGTCACAATTTCGATCGGTTTTGAAAAACTAAAATCGATCGTGCCATCGGGCTTAATATCGCCAACAGGCGCCTTAGCTCTAGCTATCTCTTTGTCGGCGTTGTTATGTAAAATCAGCGTTATCTCGCCAGAGACCGGATGAGACCTCACTCTGACCGCTATCTTAGCCGTTGGTGAGACATCAGGGATGAAAACGCACTTGTCATCGTCCTGCTCAGATAATGACGTCTTGATTACTGTAGTACCAGCCCCGCCAGACTTAAACGACCATCTATCCACACCATTGCCCGTTAGGTAGCCGGCTGGGCTTCTAACCAGTAGCTGAGCCACTGTATTAGACGTGCTGTAATTTAAGCTATGAACGACTACTCTGCTTGAAAGATTATCACCTATCGCTTTATCAAAACTGTACAATCTGTTGTTAGCCGTGATATATAGCGTATCGTTCATGTTCTGATAGGCTATATCGGCTCTACTAACGCTATCCGTCCAGACGTTAGCTTTGACCGTGGCTACATTAGCCCTATCCACTTTAATCAGCTTGCCGTGGTCAGTTATCATCCACTTAAAACCATCAGCCGATTGTGTCATGCCTGTGACCAGACCTAGCTCGTTAGTTTTACGGATAATATCAGCTTCAGCCAGCACAGTCATAGCACTTGGCTCTAGCCTAGCGTCTAGACACTCACTATCGGCGTAGGCGTTCTTAATGCCAACTTTCTTATCCGATCCTTGCCCGCCATAGAACGACGTCTGACAGATAACTAAATCTGTACTATCGTATCGGCTAGCCATTTAGCCTCCAGGGTGATACCCGTTGGTCATTGACAGATAGTCTAGGATATGGATTGATAACGCCATCCGACGTCTTCAAACCATACGTCGTCCTGTATCGCTCAAGCAGCTCATCATATAGTTGCTTGTAGTAGCCAGCTGTCTGCAGATCTTTGCGCATCAGATAAAATTGTTGACAAGCGTAATAAACGATAGCGTCATGATATTCTTCAGGAATATCGACGCTCTGACCGATAGTAACAGTAGTATTAGCTAAACTATCACCTTCATAATAGTTCTGCAATAACAGATGGGTATCGTCAAGCCGTCTGTCTATCTTAATCGCTCGCTCATCTGAAAATATCATATAACAGTCATCAACTACATCAGATCTGAACTTGTCGCCACCAACCGCCTCAACCGCATCGCTGTTAGTCTCTAGTTTAACTTTAACAGAATAATCGTCGATATGTAGCCTAGTCGCTTTAGCTTCATAAATGACTTTTAAGCTATCAGTGACGTTTACTGCGCTTGGGGGCAACACCTCAATCTGACGCGGTGTCTTGACAAAATAGTATGTCGGTTGCGAGGCTAGAATTAGCCAGTTATGTTTAACGGCTAGATACTCTCTTATACTCTTTATCTCAATCAGTTCAGCATCTCTAGCTGTCACGGCTGTTATTCTCAAAACGTCATCGCTAAGCTGATACGACGTCTGCTTGGCAATCAGATCGGTTGTTTTAGTTTTAGTTGCAGGATATCGTCTAGCTAGAGAATTGACGAGCTGAGCACCTGAGCAGATATCTTTAGCTATCTTAACCAGTTCATCTGAGCTGTCATCTAAACCGCACAGCTGAGTTACTTCTGACTTCATCTGAGTAAACGTCTTCATAACTGTATTATAACGCATTATCATGACGTCAACTTGATGATGTTATTACAATGATGA